CTCTCCACTTGTCCACCTTCACCAACTAGAACAATGTCTTTCATTGTTTCACACGGTCCAGATGAAGAATGGTTCACCACCGAAGAAGAAGCAGTGGATGCTGCTTTTGATTGGTCAGTTGAATTAGGCGGTGAAACTATCACCGTGTCTCGTGTTTATCAAGGCAAAACATTTCCTCACATGGAGGTGTTCGCCTGATGCAATCCAACTACGATGCCATCCTAGAGGAGTTCGATCTCGCAAGAGAAGAACTATATCTAGCAACAACCGAGAAAGATAAAGAGTTCTGGCAATCCCGCTGCAACTCTTGTCTTGATCAACTTTCCGACCATTTGAGTACACTTAACATCCTATGAGTAGGAAGGTTAAAGTTACTCAATCTCAAGAGAAGTTCAGGCAGTTGTGGAGAGTAAACACACTCTCTACTTCTGCCTTTTCTTCTCTTTATGAAACCATGCTAGCACTCACTCAGACCTACCATGATTCCACCAAGCCTGAAGACTGAGCTTCTCAATGCTACATCAAAGCAGCAAGCCTTAGAGCTTATCTTAGAACAATGCTGGTTTGATTGGCAACAAGATGAGGCTATTGATTTCGTCGAAGAGAATACATGTCTTTTCGACTGATTCACAATCACAAGGACGTACTGGCGCTCAGTTATTGAGCGTCTTTTTTATGGTTTGTTATGAACTACAACCACACCACACTTCGTCAATTGGAAGAGCAAGCCTTGAAAGATCACCGCCGTGGTCTTATCACAAGGACGCAGCTGCTTTCAATTATTCATCGACTTGACCGCATTTCCAACACCCTATGACTCAAACTCGTGAATGGCTGCTACTCAATGCAGTCGAATGTTGGCTTCATCATTACCAAGGAGTTGGTGAACACACCGATCAATACAATCTCCTTCGGAATGAACTTCGTGAAGCTTACAACGAAAGCATGGACGTACCCGAAATTAAATCTAAGATCACCCGCAAACGTTCCTCTGCCAAACCCTCCGATGATCCGCAACAACCCGCCGAAACTGTATGAAGTGAAGCTACGTTCAGGTACTATGCATTTGCTAGCACCCGACTCTGAGCAAGCCGCTTGGATGGCTTTAGAGTTGTCCCATGAACGTAATGATGAATTACTTGATGTAAGGCAAGCCGATGAATGGTAACCGTTACTTCCCAAACAATTGGGAAATGTACAAAGACACCCCAGACCAAGCCTTTGAACGTCACACGTTCGATGAGATCATGGACTGGAAAGTAGCAGGATGGGAACTTCCATCTTCTGTCTACTGCATCATTCGTGTACGTGACACCAAGACTTACAAAGTTAAGGAGCACGTGTACATGCGTGATTACGCTGCACAAAACAAAGTGCGGCAACTTATGCACACCCCTGACATTGAGTTTACCGTTTGTGACCATGATGCCATCCACCACCTTGTCTGTGAGCGAATCGAAGATGACGAGTAAGGTTTACTATCGTCGTCTTCATCAACTGATCAACCAACTCAAGGCTCATCCTCATCGTAAAGAGATTCTTGAATTGGCGTATGAGCAGCTTCAAGATGACCACGATGTTATTGAAACCGAAGATGCCTTGGAATAAACGTTCTAGGTTATTTGAAGAGCTAAGCTTTTACACAAACAACACATTCCCGGAGGAACAAGCTGAGTTTGTCAGAGCACGCATCACTCGTCTACAAAAAGAACTTAACAACAACGGTATCCCAAGAACTTATAGATAAACAAATAGATCAAGAGCGTTTACAAATACACATTGGTAAAAACACTCTACAGCAAAATACAATCAAAGCTGAGAATAGAGCCTACGCTTCAAGTGCTATCTACGGTATCTCTTCAATTCAAGAGTTAATACCTTATGTGGAAGCAGAGTTGTCTAACATCAAGACACGCATCCACAAAGGTAAGAACGGTGCAGCTTTTAAAGAAATCAAGTTGTACTTAGATGACATTGAACCACTTGTAGCTGCTGGCATTGCTTGCAAGATTGTCTTTGATAAGGTCTTCTCATACAAAGATGAGGATGATAACCTTTTAGTTAATGTTGCTGAAAGTGTTGGCACTGCTCTTATGCAGGAGTGTCAAATGCGTTATTACCAACGTAAAGCTCCTGGTTTATTAAGAGTTCTCAAAGAAAACTATTGGCACGCTGCCTGTGGTACACAGCAAAAGTTAACTGACATTCAGTTAATGATGAAGCGTGCCGATATTACTTGGAACAAATGGGCAAGACCTGTAAGAGTTAAGCTTGGTAACATCCTTGTTGATGTTGTCATCTCTACATCAGGTTGGTTCACGGATTATGTAGCCAGGGACGGTAAAGCCACAAAGACCTACTTGGTACCAACTCCTAAGTTCATGGACTTCAAGGATCAGATCCTGGCTCAAGCTGAGCTGTTTTCTGCTGAGCATTGGCCCATGCTGGTACCGCCTAGACCTTGGTCATCTAGCAGTGATGGTGGTTACCTCCTTGATGAGGTAATGAACGGTCACAGCATGGTTCGTCGTGGTAATCCGGGCCGTATACAGGGGGAAACACCAATTGAGTTTCTGAACAAAATTCAATCGGTAGCCTACCAGGTAAACCCCTTCATAGCGTATGTTGCCGAGACGCTGTACGCTAAGGGATGGAAAGTAGGAAGTAAAGATCCAAAATTCATCCCACACACTGCCACTGAACCCTTACCTCCTAAACCTGTTGACATTGAGACCAATGAAGCAGCTCGTAAAACATACTGTAGAGAAGCTGCAGAGGTACACAACAGGAATCATGCCTTAGTGCGTAAATCATGTCGTACTCGTATGACAATGAAAGCACTAGAAAGGTTCAAAGAAGTAGACAAGTTCTATCTTCCTTGGTCTTTTGATTATAGAGGTAGAGCTTATCCTATTCCCAGCTTCCTTACTCCGCAAGACACAGACTTTGGAAAGAGTTTGATTTGGTTTGCAGAGGGGTCTTATGTAACTCCAGAAGCTGAAGAATGGTTAGCCTTTCAAGTGTCCACTACATTTGGTCTTGATAAAGCTCCAATGAGTGAACGCTTAGAATGGGCAAGGGCTAATCATGAATTATTCACAATCATCGCAACCAACCCAATAGATAACTTACATCTTTGGGAAGGAGCAAGTGAACCTTGGCAATTCCTTGCAGCTGCAGAAGAGTATTACCATTGTGTCCTTATTGCCGACAGGCAGTTTACACAGTTAATGGTGGCAACTGATGCTACTTGTTCAGGTCTTCAGATCTTGGCAGGATTAGCTAGGGATAAGTCCACCGCACGTCTTGTAAACGTTCTGCCAGGCGATAAACCACAAGATGCATACAAGGCTGTTGCTGATTTAGCTAAACCACATTGTCCAGTACAATGGCGTGATCACATTGACAGAGGTGTTGCCAAACGCCTAGTCATGACCATCCCTTACAACGCTAAGTTTAAATCTAACTGGAATTACGTCAAGATAGCCTTGACTGATAAAAACAAAGGCAAGGGATTAGATGTATCCAAAGAGGACATCACTGCCATCACTCATGCATTGAGAGAAGCAGTCTTCACTTTATTTCCAGGACCTAAACAGGTTATGGAATGGATTGAAGCAGAGGTTTCCAATGCAATCAAGCGAGGCACCACTGAATTATCCTGGACAACTCCGTCAGGTTTTATCGTCTCTCAAAAGATTATGAAACCAGAAGTAGTTAGAATGGATCTTCAGCTTCTTGGTAAAGTTAAGATGGTAACAGTTGCTGTTGGTGATTCTACTGAGGTAGACATCAATAAACATAAAGCAGCTACCAGTCCTAATCTGATCCATTCATTAGACGCTTCGTTGCTTCATTTAGCAACGTTACGTTTTAATGCTCCCATTGCTTTAATTCATGACTCAGTGTTATGTCGTGCAACAGATATGTCCGTACTATCAACCATAGTACGAGAAACATACATGCACTTATTCTCTGATCATGATTATCTGAAAGACTTTGCTCAACAAATAGGAGCAGAGACCGACCCACCGATCATTGGCGATCTTGAGCCTGAATCGGTTATTGAATCCACCTACTTTTTCTGTTAATGGCACAAACCATCCACAAGACCGAACAGCCTGTTGTCCTTGAAGGGTTCCAAGCTGTACTGAAGCCTGGCAAGTTTGGTTACAAACTGTCTGCACTGCTTAATCAAGACACGATCAATACGCTTGAAGATGAGCGTACTGAACTGCTCAAATGGGCAGAATCTAAACTAAAGAATCCCAAGCGGGCTACGCTTAAGCCTGAACCTTGGGAAGAAGTGAAAGACGGACAATACCAAGTCCGTTTCAGCTGGAATGATGAGAATCGTCCTCCCGTTGTGGATACTGAAGGTACTCTGATTACCGACGCTGACACTCCGCTGTATGGTGGATCGAAAGTGAAGCTCGCATTCCGCCAAAAGCCTTACATCCTCAAAGATGGTGTGACGTACGGAACCAGTCTTAAACTGGCTGGTATTCAAATTGTTGCGCTCAACGCTTCTGCTGGTATTGACACTGGTGATCTGGATGATGCATCCGTGGCTGAGTTGTTTGGTAAGACTGCTGGTTTCAAGGCAGCCGATCCCAATGTGACTCCTTCTGCTGATGTTGTCGATGAGGATGACTTCTGATGCTTGAAGTTAATTACACCAAGAACAAGGAGTTTGGTTTGTGGGAAGCCACTGCTACCCTCGTCCTTCCTCCCATCACTGTTACCCGTTATAAGGGTGATAAGTCTGACTTCCGCTACGATCTGAGCCGTGCTTTCACTGAGATTATCGAACAGATTGTAGAGAAAGCTATCGAAGAAGATTGATGTTTAGATCAGGCTTAGAGGGTAAGGTCGCTGACCTTCTCTCTAGCTTGAAAGTTTCTTACGAATACGAATCACGTAAACTTCCTTACGTTCTTGAATGCAACTACATCCCAGACTTTCTTTTGCCGAATGGTATCTTTCTCGAAGTGAAAGGACGCCTGACAAGCGAGGATCGCCGCAAGATGATCGCAGTGAAGAAGAGCAATCCCGACTTAGATATTCGGTTCGTCTTTCAAGCACCCTTTAACAAGATCTACAAAGGATCTAAAACCACCTACGCCAAGTGGGCAGAGAAGTCTGGCTTCCCTTGGTGTTCATACCAATCCATCCCAATTAAATGGCTAACCTAAAGTACGGCTCAGTTGAGTTCTATTGTGAGCATTTCAGTGACTTGCTTGCTGATGTTGACGGTGAAGAACCTGCTACTGCTGACAACATCATCAAAGGATTCCTAACTTCTGTTGACGAATGGTTTGATTATCACGAACGACAAGCAAATGCATACGCACAACTCCGACAGCGAGTTCGTGAGGCACTTGCCGTGTGAACACTGTGGCTCATCAGATGCAAACTCTTTGTATTCTGATGGGCACACTTTTTGCTTTTCGTGCAATTCGTACGATCACACCGAAGAAGTTGTTCACACTCACAAAATGTCCACCAATGTACAGCTACGCGGATCAGCCGAACGGCTGCAAAAACGCAAGATCTCCGAAAAGGTCTGCCAACAGTACAGAATCCATAAAGACGGAGACGTTTTACGCTTCCATTATTTCAGCGAGTCTGGAGTACTTGAAGGATGTAAAGTAAAAACTAAAGACAAAGTATTCACCTACGAAGGCAATGTCCCAGGTACCCTCTTTGGACAACATTTGTTTCCCGCCACTGGAAAACGAGTGGTCATTACAGAAGGAGAACTCGATGCAGCTTCATGTCAAGAAGCTATGCCGGGGTGGCCGATGGTATCGTTACCTAGCGGTGCCGCTTCGGCCAAAAAGTCGATTCAACGGGTTATCCCATGGCTTCAAGGTTATGAGGAGATTGTCCTGTTCTTCGACAATGACGAGGCAGGCCGTAAGGCGACGGAGGAGGCAGCAAGCGTACTGCCACCTGGCAAATGCAAGATTGCATCGCTCCCGAATGATTACAAAGATGCGTCAGACGCCCTTGTTGCCAATGACGCTCAAGCGATTCGTGAGTCTATTTGGAATGCAAAACCTTACCGTCCAGATGGGATCGTTGATGGCAAAAGCCTCTTCGAGATTGTAACTACACCACTCCCACCTTCTGATCATGACTACCCCTTTGTGGGACTACAAAATAAACTTCACGGGATCAGATACGGCGAGCTTGTTACAATTACTGCAGGATCTGGTATTGGTAAATCCAGCTTCTGTAGAGAGTTGGCAACTAACCTTCTCAGTTCCGGTGAACGAGTTGGATACTTGGCTCTCGAAGAGAGCAACAGACGAACAGCTCTCGGACTAATGTCCGCTGCTGTTGGCAAATCACTTCACCTTGGAGAACATGAACGATCTGATCTCACCAAAGCATATCAAGACACTCTTGCTAATTGGAACCTGTTTCTTTTCGACGGCTTTGGTTCTTTTGATCCTGATCTCATCTACAACCGAATTGAATACCTGGCAACAGGTCTTGATGCGAGGATCATCTTTCTAGATCACCTCAGCATCTTGTTGTCCGGTCTTGACGGCGATGAACGCCGCATGATCGACACCACCATGACACGTCTGCGTTCTCTTGTAGAACGTACAGGCGTAGCTATGTTTCTCGTCTCCCACCTCAGGCGAACATCATCTGATACGAATCATGAAGAAGGAGCTCGCGTCACTTTGGGGCAGCTCAGGGGAAGCGCGGCAATTGCACAACTCTCTGACGGAGTTATTGCACTCGAACGCAATCAACAGGCCGCAACTGGAAGAAGTGATACAACAGTGCGAGTCCTTAAAAATCGCTATTCGGGCGAAGTTGGCGTCGCGTGTAATCTGAGCTATGATTTATCCACCTGTAAATTCCATGAAACTCAACCAGAACAAGAGTTCGACCCCACCACAGACTTTTGAGACATATATTGGCGCAACCCTTTATCGTCAAGGTAATGGTGAAGTCCTGATGGCAGTTGCACCTAACCGTCCTACCCCTGAAGCCGTAGCCAAAGCACAGTTCGTTGATAAGACGTACGTGTGGCACGGTAAATGAGTAACCCAATCTCTATGTCTGAACTTTCACCTGCCGCGCAGGCGGTACTGGATGCCGCTGAAGATGATTGCATTCACCCCACCGATTTGCACAAAATCGTTGCCGCCGCCCTGCGAGCTGCTGCGGATCAAGTTATGCCAAACGAATGGCCGACAATTGAAGACTACAACGAATACGACCAAGGATTTAATTTTGCACGTATAACGTATCGTAATGAACTTCTCGCCATCGCCGCCGAGCTGGAGCAGTTTGATGACTAACGACGAAAGCAACTACACAAAACTCCAACGCATGATTGGAGATGCCCTTGATTATCCCCCTGGCCACCCCAAGGTCGATGTAACAATCGAAGCTGTGGCTGAATGGTTTGAGCTTCTCCTAGAAAATATGGGAGTCCAACCAACCGCTATTCCAGCGCTTGTACGTTGGCAGTACTGGCAATCAAAAATCCCTTAAGAAATGGAAGAGGACGATGCCTGAACTTTCATTCGCCGCCGAGCTGGAGGATGTATGAATCTTGTCTTTGACTTAGAAACCGATGGCTTACTAGATGATGTTACCTGCGTCCACTGTCTTGGCATCTATGATCTCAACACCAAAGAGACTTATGTCTTCAACGATCAAGGTGATCAGCAACCTATCACGAAAGGTGTGCAGATGCTTGAGGACGCAGAATGTGTTATTGGTCATAACATTATTGGGTACGACATTCCTGTACTACGCCATCTTTACCCCTGGTTTACCTCCCCTCCTAGCATTGATACTTTGGTTATATCTCGTGTCTTACATTCTGACATTCTAGCTGTTGACCAAAAACGTAAGTGGAAGAACATGCCCTTACAACTGTATGGCAGGCACTCCCTTGAAGCTTACGGTCACAGACTTGGAGAGTACAAGGGAAACTTTGGAAAGACTGCTGATTGGAAAGAGTGGAGCGAGGAGATGCAAAATTACTGCATCCAAGACGTACATGTGACTGTAAAACTTTGGCATCACTTTACACGAAAATTCCTGACTACTTAAAGCTGGAGTTAGATGTCTCACGAATCCTTACCGAACAGGAACTATATGGATGGTACTTTGATGAGTCTGCTGCATGGGAACTTGCACAAACTCTCTACGGAGAGTTGGACGAGCTTAAAAGAGTACTATGCAACAGGTATCCTTACGTTAAAGACCGAGAGTTTACTCCTAAACGACCTAATCGAACCACTGGATACGTGGCGGGAGCACCGCTCACAAAGCTCAAAGAGTTCAGCCCCACCAGTAGAGACCACATTGCCTGGATCATGACCAACCTACATGGTTGGCAACCAGACAAGAAGACCAAAGCTGGTAAGACAGCGATTGATGAGACAGTTCTCAAAGACATAGGAACAGAGGAAGCTCTGCAATTCTTTAGATGTCTTGAGCTAACTAAACAGCTAGGCATGTTGTCTGAGGGCAACAACGCTTGGCTCAAGCTGGTTAAGAACAACCGAATACATCACCACTGTTCAGTGGCAACTAACACACATAGGTGTGCTCACAGAAAGCCAAACTTAGGACAAGTTATCAGTGACCCACGATTCAGAAAACTCTTTACCGCCTCCCCTTCCATGGTTATGGTCGGTGCTGATTTGGCTGGTATTGAACTCCGTATGTTGGCTCATTATCTGGCAAGGTATGACGAAGGTCGTTATGCCGACATTCTCCTCAACGGTGACATTCACCAAGAAAATGCTGACAAGATCGGCATTAGTAGAAAACAAGTCAAGACAGTAACCTATGCATTCCTGTATGGAGCTGGCGACGCTAAGCTGGGAAGAAGCTATGATCCTCAACTCAATGAAAAAGAAGCGAAGAGAAAGGGCAAGGAGATACGTCAGGCTTACATGGATGCAGTTCCTGGACTTGAGAAACTGGTTTCTGCGGTTAAGTCCAAGGCGGAATCTGGTTACATCAATTTGTGTGACTCTCGCCGCTGCTCTGTTGATGGTAGCCACAAAGCCCTTAACTACCTCTTACAAGGATCCGCTGGTGTAATAGCCAAACGCTGGATGCTTATCAACCATTTAAACACCCAAGAGCTTTGCTGCTCACAATTAGCTTTTATACATGACGAACTCCAATTCGAGTGCGACCCTGGACACGTCGAACTTTTACGAACATCCTTGGTACAATCAGCTGCAGCTGCTGGAGAACACTACAACCTCCGAATCCCAATTGCCGCCGAAGCTTGTGAGGGACAAACCTGGGCTGACACTCACTGATTCAAGTAGACTTGGTGACATTGCCGAATACGTTGTTATTACTGAAGCACTTAAACGAGGTGCTAATGTGTACAAAAATGTAGGGTGCACTGGCAAAACGGATATTGTTATTGAACATAACTCATACACTTTACACATTGATGTAAAGGTTGAGAAATGGAATTACAAACGCCAAGCATTTGGATCCCGTGGCCTAGTAAAAGCAACAAAACCTAGAGTTCTTGTCAACCCTGAAACGTGGCAAGTACGTTGGGTAAAAGGAAAAGAACCACAAAACTGGGAAACCTTCTGGGATTAAACAATGGCAGCCAAATCTAAAACTGCACTGGGACGAGTTCAATTCCAATCCCGTGCTAAATTCAAACACACCCGACAAGGCAATGGCACTCGCTCTCTTCCTTCGCACGGGCGTAAGCTCAAGCGAGGTCAAGGTAAATGAGTCTTCTGATTGATGCAGACTTCATCGTTTACAAATGCTGTGCAGCAACAGAAACTGAGATCGACTGGGGAGATGATGTTATCGTCGTCGCAAGTCGCTTCTCCGAAGCCTACAACATGGTCGAACGCGAACTCTTTAACATCGCTAATGACCTTGGATGTTTTGATGACTCTATTCTGTTTTTCACTGATAGCGTCAACTTTCGTAAACGTATTGACCCAAGCTATAAAGGACACCGTAACCGCAAAAAACCGTGCGGCTACCGCCGAGTCATCAACCAACTCAAAAAGGACTACAACGTTGTTGTAATGCCTGAGCTAGAAGCAGACGATGCTCTTGGCATCTACGCTACTAAAGAACCGGGACATATTATTTGCAGTCCCGACAAAGACATGCGACAAATACCTGGGGACCTTTATGATTTATCTACTGGTGTCATCACAATCACAAAAGAAGAAGGTGAACATTGGCACTACATTCAAACGCTGGCTGGCGACCAAACTGATGGATACAGCGGTGTACCTAGCTTCGGGATCAAACGAGCTGTTACCTTCTTTGAAGAGAACGGGTACAGCTGGGAGTCCGTGGTCAAAGCGTTTGCCAGTAAAGATCTTGATGAGTCCATTGCCCTTCAAAACGCTAGGCTCGCAAAGATCCTTCAGCACACCGATTATGACTTCACCAACCAATGCGTCAAACTTTGGACCCCCACCTCCGATAGTCGAACTGACGATGGAGCAGCAGTTCAAAATGCGTCAGATTGAAGACGCACTTAGACACCCTGATTCACCTAAGGAGGACATCATTACTGTCTTCCTGGCACTTCAGAAGCAGTGCTTCATCCTTGGTAACTCACTCTCTAACCTAGTAAAACATTGGCCAACACCAACTCAACTGGACCCAAATACTATCGAAGAGGTTCTATCCAAGTTTGGGATTTCATCCGAGACCAAGGACTAAACTTCCACCTGGGCAACGCAATTAAATACATCTGCCGTGCTGGTTACAAAGATGACCGTAAGGCAGACCTTCAAAAAGCAATCCACTATCTACAAAATGAGCTCGAAAACGAAATCCTTAATGAATCAAGCCAACGAGTTTCGGCTTGGCTTTCAAGTGAAGAACAGTACTGGGACAGCTTCACGGGAGATGCAGAAGCGTTTGATCGTTGAGGAATTTAAAGAGTTCCTAGAAGCGGATCAACAGCTGCTGTACGGATTCACACGTAACGCTGAGGATTGTTTGAAAGAGCTTGCAGACCTTGTGTACGTCTGCTATCAATACGCTGCTAATCTTGGTTGGGACCTAGATGAAGCAATGGATCGTGTTCACCAAAGCAACATGAGTAAGCTTGATGAAGACGGCAAACCTATCCGTCGTGAAGACGGTAAGATTCTCAAAGGTCCCAACTATCAACCTCCTACACTTTCTGATCTCGTTTAATAATGTCCGCCACTACCAAAGAACTCGTTGCTCGCACTGGGCGCGTACAGTCATGGATTGACGACCCCACCTCCCGCCTACCTGTATCCTGCACTGTCTTCGTAGTGGAGGATACTATGGAAGGACCAAATGGACTTGAAGCCTCTTGGAGATTCGTCTCCCACGCTCTCCGCTTTGGAGCAGGCGTTGCTGTGCATCTATCTAAGCTCCGTCCCAAAGGAGCAGAAAACGGCAAAGGTCTTGTGGCTTCTGGTCCGGTGTCATTTGCCAAGATCTACAGTACCCTCAATGAGATACTCCGACGTGGAGGAGTCTACAAGAACGGTGCTGTAGTGTGCCATCTTGATCTAAACCATCCTGATGTACTTGAGTTTATTCAAGCATCACGAGCTGAGCTTCCCTGGGTCAAACGTTGTGTAAACATCAACGACCACTGGTGGGACGAAGCTACTCCTAATGTTCGTGCTGCTCTGCTGCAAGGTATCAAGCAAGGTGACATTTGGCTGAACAAAACCAAAGTAGATGCCTACGGTAAGCGTATCCGTGGTAATGTCTGTCTTGAGGTTTACCTGCCTAGCCGTGGCACTTGCTTGCTTCAACACATCAACCTTGGAGCTTGTGAGTATCAAGACCTTGGACCTGCCTTTGTTAAGGGTATGTCTCAGCTGTGTGATTTGCACAGCAAAACTAACGTAGACCAATCAGGTGAATACCTGTCTCCTGATGTTGATCGTCAGGTAGGCTTGGGTATGCTGGGTCTTGCTAACCTGCTGCGTAGGTACGGTGTTACCTATGAAGAATTTGGTGATGCCCTTGAAGTTGTCAACAACGGTAAGGGTAACGCTGACTACACTCCATCCATTACTCTTGCTTTTGAACTGCAAAAGGCTATCAACCAAGCAGCACAAGTAGCACGTGTCGCTAACATGGACCGTGCATTTGCTATTGCTCCTACTGCCTCTTGCAGCTACCGTTATCAAGATTTGGATGGGTACACTACCTGTCCTGAAATTGCACCTCCTATTGCCCGTCAGGTGGACCGTGATAGCGGTACGTTTGGCGTCCAGAGCTTCGACTACGGTCCTGTTGAGATCGCAGCTGAGGTTGGCTGGGATGCATATAAGAAAGTTGCTGATGGCATCATGAGGATGCTTGACGCTACGGGACTTCTTCACGGTTACAGCTTCAATAGTTGGTCTGATGTGATCACCTATGACGAAGCGTTTATCGAAGAGTGGCTTGCCTCTGAGCAAACCTCCCTTTATTATTCGCTTCAGGTTATGGGTGATACTCAAGACAAGACCAGCGCATATGCCGCATTGGACGAGTCAGAAGTAGATGCCTACCTGGAGTCCATTTTGTACGACAGGGATGATAACCCTGCACCTGATTGTAATTGCGGCGAATGAACCCTTATCAAAAACTACTTGAAAGAAAAAGAACTTGGACCCCTGTTCAAACGACTGCGGGTAAACTGGCTGAAGGTGCGGAAGAAACTATCTACCGTGCTTTGGCAATCCGACATATGGAGCTTCCGGTAGGAGACTTTATCCATGATGCACTTAAAACTGAAGTACCACAAATGGCACGGGATCTCCTTCTGTCCAATATCAAGGACGAAGAGAACCACGACCTTGCACTCGGTTACATCGCCAATGCTATCGGCGTTGATGAAAAAGCTGAAGCCGAAGCAAAGAATCTGCGGGACGCCTGGGTTTCTCATCCAGATCACACGCTCCTCAAGGCGCTGGTTGCCGAACGTGCAATTTTCTTCGTGCTCCTCCCATTCTTCAGATTTAACGGTGATGCTGGTCTCCGAACAGTAAGTGCTGACATTTCCAGAGATGAACAAGTGCACGTTGCCACAAATAGTTTGGTTTGTCGTGAGCTTAACCTCGATTGGAGTCCTTCTTTGGATCGGCTCCGTAAAGCCACTATAAGCTGGGTGATGCAGCCTCTCAAGGCTAACAACCCTAATAAATATCTGAACAAAAAATTCTGGCTGGATAGTAGTGATCGTCTGATGTATGAAGGTAAAGCTCCTGAGCTTTCCGATACCAAGCGGGCACGTATGCCAGCGTTCTTTGAACATGCAAACCCTAACCTCCCTCAATACGCTTAACCTTCTGACTGTTGAAAAGTTGTTGGCTGAGCTAGAGGATCTTTATCCACCAATCAACCCTACTCCTGACACTCCGCTTAACCAGATCATGTATCGGTCTGGTCAAGCAAGTGTTGTGGAGTGGATTCGTACACGTCTTACACAAGAGGATTAACATTATGTGTGGAGGAGGAGCCGCTAGGCGCGAACACCACCGCCAACAAGAACAAATGCGAGCAGAAACTGCTCAACGTAACATCATTGAACAAGCTGAACGTGATCGCCAAGCTGAACAAGCTCGTATGCAGCAGATGCAAGCTGAAGCAGACAAGCGTCAACAAGAAGCTTTGAAAATGATTGCTGAAAGTTCTAAAGTACCTTTCAAAGTTAAAACGGCTGCTGAAGCTACAACTCCCCTTATGCGTACACGTCAGAAAGCTCCTGGAGCTGCAACTGGTATTGCATCACTTCGTATCAATCGTACCCCTGGCACTAACATTGACATGGGTGCAAGCGGAACTAACATTGGTTAATTAGATGGACGCTAAATCAAGGTACGATCATCTAAGTAGCTACCGTACTAACTTTCTCCAAACTGCGGTTGAATGCTCTGAGCTTACAATTCCTTATCTCATCCAGCGTGATGAGCATAGGATTTCCCACAAGTCCCTTAAACAACCTTGGCAATCAGTAGGTGCTAAGTCAGTAGTTACATTGGCAGCTAAGCTTATGCTTGCACTGCTTCCCCCACAAACTACTTTCTTTAAGCTTCAAATTCGTGATGATAAGCTAGGCACTGATTTGCCTGCTGAGATCCGTTCTGAGCTTGACCTAAGCTTTGCCAAGATTGAGCGAATGGTAATGGACTCTATCGCTGCTTCCAGTGATCGTGTCGTTGTTCACCAAGCCATCAAACATCTTGTTGTTGGTGGTAACGCTCTTATCTACATGGGTAAGGATGGGTTGAAGCACTATCCATTAAACCGCTATGTGGTTGAACGTGATGGTAATGGTAACGTAATTGAGATCGTCACCAAAGAACTGATTAATAAAAAGCTTCTTCCTAAAGAGCTTCAAGAGAAACCTCATCAAGTCAATGATCGTAACTACGCTTACGAAGATGACGTAGAGGTTTATACTCACGTACGTCTTGACAACAACCGTTGGTTGTGGCATCAAGAAGCGTACGGTAAAAAGATTCAAGGTACAGAAGGTAAAGCTCCGAAGGATGCTAACCCTTGGCTAGTCCTTCGTTTCAACTCTGTTGATGGTGAGAACTACGGACGAGGTAGAGTCGAAGAATTTCTGGGTGATCTCAAGTCACTTGATGCACTCTCTCAGGCACTCGTAGAAGGCTCTGCAGCAGCCGCTAAGGTCGTCTTCGTGGTATCACCCTCAAGCACGACTAAACCCCAGACCATCGCCCAAGCAGGCAACGGTGCGATCGTTCAAGGACGGCCTGATGACATTGGTGTTATCCAAGTGGGTAAGACCGCTGACTTCAGTACTGCAGCTAATCTTGCTGCAACTCTTGAGCGTAGAATCTCTGAGGCATTCCTGATTCTTTCTGTAAGGCAATCAGAACGCACTACAGCTGAAGAGGTTCGCCTTACTCAACTCGAACTCGAACAATCCTTGGGGGGACTATTCTCCCTGTTGACTGTTGAGTTCCTTATTCCTTACCTTAACCGTAAGCTATTGGTCCTCCAACGTTCAGGTGAACTTCCCCGGATCCCTAAAGATCTTGTGAACCCAACCATCGTTGCTGGTATCAATGCTCTTGGTAGAGGACAAGATCGTGAATCTCTTACCACCTTCATTGCAACAATCTCTCAGGCACTTGGTCCTGAGGCAATGATGCAGTATATCAATGCAGATGAAGCTATCAAACGCTTGGCAGCTGCACAAGGTATTGATGTATTGAATCTTGTTAAGTCGATGGATCAACGTCAACAGGAGCGTCAAGGGGCTATGGCACAGCAGCAACAGATGCTGCAAATGCAACAGATGCCCGATATGCTTAAAGCTCCTATCGCTGACCCATCCAAGAACCCCAACGCGGAAGATGCCATTGCTCAATACCTTGGTACTCAATCCGCTCCACCAATGCAATAAAATTTTATGTCTGAAATTCTAAGCTTTGATCCCACCCCCGATGCAGAAGTAATGTCTTCCATCGAATCCGATGAAGCTGAATCTCTTGCTATCGGCAAAGAGTTGATGGAACAACATGAAGGCATGTTGGCTGGTAAATATAAAAATGCTGAAGAGCTTGAACGAGCTTATATGGAGCTTGAAAAGAAGCTTGGAGGTAATCGTGAAGAGTCTGCAGAAGAATCTTACGATGATGAACCAGTTGAAGAATCTGAAGAGAGTGAAGATTACAGTGCCTTGTCCGACTTATTTGCCATTGCTGGTGATGAGTATTCAGAGACAGGGGAACTGAGTGCTGAAACTCTTGAAGCTTTTTCCCAAATGTCATCTCAAGATTTGGTGCAAGCCTATTTTGAAATGCAAGCTCAACAACCCTCTCAATCTGGTAGGGAGTTGAGCAACGAAGAAGTTAACCAACTTCAAAACATGGTAGGCGGTCAAGCCGCTTACAATCAGTTGACCAGTTGGGCAGCTGAAAACTTTAGCGAAGGAGAAATTGAAGCTTTTGATTCTCTTATTGAATCGGGCAACACCAACGCTATTCAGCTTGCACTGCAAGCATTATACTATCGTTACACTGATGCTGTGGGAGTAGAAGGAGAAATGCTGAGCGGTAAGCCAGCACGTTCACAAGATGTATTCCGTAGTCAAGCTGAACTTATTCAAGCTATGGCTGATCGGCGCTACGACCAAGACCCTGCCTACCGTCAAGATGTGATTGATAAACTTGCACGCTCTGATCTTGAGTTTTGATAGTATGTATCCTGATCACAATTATTCCGTTCCACATAATGAACGTGCTGAACAGCTCAATGGTCGCCTGGCTATGCTTGGCATCGTGGCTGCTTTGGGTGCTTACGCACTGACTGGTCAAATTATTCCTGGTATCTGGTAATGCCTCTTAAGAAAGGTAAATCCGATAAAGCTGTCTCCTCTAACATCAGTAAACTTAAGGGTGAAGGCTACCCACAAAAACAAGCGGTAGCCATTGCACTTAGCAAAGCTGGTAAATCTAAAAAGAAAAAGTAATGGCTAAACAAGGTCTCTACGCAAACATCCATGCCAAGCGGAAACGCATTGAAGAAGGCAGTGGTGAAAAGATGAGGAAGCCTGGCTCTGCTGGTGCTCCTACTGCTAAGCAATTCAAGCAAGCAGCTAAGACTGCCAAGAAGAAATAGGCTCCGCAAAAGACGCATTGAAACGTCCGCAAACGACGCAACAAGTCCCGTCATTACTGCGAGTGTTTTGACGGGACAACGAGCGTTTCGCTACGCTCAACTGAAGAAGTAAGCAATATAAAAGTTCTTTGCTAATTTCTCATGATTCCTATTCTAACTACTCTGTCGGTGATCACCAGTTGGTATGGTCCTGGCTTCCACGGAAACCTCACCGCTAACGGTGAACGATACAATCAAAACGGCCTTACTGCAGCGCACAAGACACTCCCCTTCGGTACTAAACTAAAAGTTTGTTATCGTGGGTGTGCCGTTGTTCGGGTCAATGATCGCGGTCCCTATGCTTATGATAGGGGTTTAGATCTCAGTAAAGGTGCGGCTGATGCAATCGGTCTCACTAACTCTGGAGTTGGAAGGGTAAAAGTAACCCGTCTTAACTAACTTCAAATGAATACTACAATCGCGGATACCGCATGGATGGCTGGACTCTTTGAGGGCGAAGGGTCTATCTCCATTAGTCAGAAAAAAGGTTATTGCTACCTT